AGACAACGAAAAGCCAATGGATTTAGACCGAGCTAAAGCTATAGCCGATGTAGCACAGGTTATTATTAACAGTGCAAAAGTAGAAGTAGATTTTATTAACAAAGTTGGCGGTGTAGGTACTAACTTTATACCTCAAGAAACCCGACCAAAATATGAGAGAATCACTTGCTTACCATCACTCTTATCCATTATCTCCATGTCTACAAGCTCCATGCCTTCCCAATATCCTACCACAAGCTTATTGCTTCCTTTCATTGCAATATCTGCAGTGATGTACTTGCCTGTCTTATTCACTCCTTTAACATTCTCAAACAACCCAGCAAAGCTATCGTACTCATACACATCATTTGGACTGTTGCTCACCTTCCATCTACCTTCTAACAATTGTCGCCTGGTGTCCTCATCCTGACTAAGCAAATTACCCGGATAAGATGGATCATTCTTTAACCCTTCCTTATTATCGTAGATGCTACCACTAACAAACGTAATGGACTTTATGAAGTCCTGAGCCTGCAGTCCTGATGCTTTTATCATTGGCTCAATGATATGCTCAGCTTTCTGATACACCTCATCATAACTATCACCCCAAATGTAATCATGGCCATACTTGATAAAGTATCTTAGCTTACCTCTACGTTCCAATATTGGAAAACCTGTCTCTACATCTATCCACCAGCTAATTAGTTTATACACCCAACTCTCAGGATCAGGATTGCAGGTAGCCCTAACATAAGGCTTAACCTGGCATGAGCTACGATTACGACTAAGCAGATAAAAGAACATTGACTCAGTAAAGTGAGTAAGCTCATCAAATCCTAAGAAAGGTATCTGCGCACCTTGCCAGTCATACTTATTCTTCTCAAACTCCAAATGTCTGAATGATATCTTTGCTCCTGATGGGAACTTCCAATCTAGCGAGGATTCTCTTGGCTCAGCATTAAGCAATGGATAAAGCTTAACCGATGTATCCCATAGTCCGCCCTCGTTCCTTATCTGCACAGATGTGCGTCTGAATATCACGCCACCAAAGCCTGGTATTGTCACATGCCTTAGTGGATCAAGAAGCAGAGCGAATGTCTTGCCAACAAATGCCGCTGCCCCACCGATCACGATATCCGCCTTACTACTCAGCGCAATCTGTTGATAGCCCACTTGTGGCTCTATGTATGTTATTGTTTGATTCAATTAGATGAAGGTAATGTCTTATCAATATCAAACTCATCACGACCATTATCTGGTAGTCTGATAATCTGCACATGCTGTACATCTGCATCAATCTCAATGTCAAACTTCTCACGAGGTTTACCTGCAGCATGCTCCCACACAAATTTAACCAGTGATGGTTCACCTGTTTGAATTAATGCCTTAAAGCCATCGAGTAACGAACCGTAATGTTCTGTTATTGCTTGAATTGCTATTGCAGATATACCAAGCTCTTCCGCTCTGCTCTTTCTCCCTGAATTTGGTCTGAATCCGCCATGTTTATTTCCCATCTTGAAGTTTCTTGTTTATCCATACCAAAATTACTCATTTTTATCATTCCATGAGTATTTTCTTTTTCGACCTAATTTAAGGCGATTTAAGACCTTAATTTGTTCTCCGTTACAGAATATACGCACCACGCCACTATCTGCCTTATATCGGTCTATTAATGTGCTTAAAATTGATTCTTGGTCACTGCATACAGATGTACATCTATAAACTTCATAACTTTCTCTCTTAACGATGTAATGAAACTTCTTTTTACCATGCCAAATCGGCCCTTCTAACTCATTTATCGATTTTTCCATTTTTTCTCTATTTCCTTTTATATAATTAATTATTTACTATAAATATAAAAAAATACATAAAATAGGTTAGATAGGTTAGGAGATTTACTAACTCATTGATTATCATTGCAAATTTCACTAACCCATTTCTCCTAAAATACGTTAGGTGCTAAAATAAATCGGTATTATCCGTTAGTAAATCACCTATGTTATTACTTTTTTTATTAATCTTAAACATCTTGATGTTGTTGTGTTGCCAGTTCTTTTCCTCAAAAAATTCGTTTCCGAACACATCCGAAGCTATGACTAACCCTTTTTTAAATCTCTTCAAAGAGTACTCTTTTTTGTCCAATTCGTTCCTCATTAAGTACCCTTTCCACTCATCAGTAATTGATAATAAATGGCCCTCTTGAATGTCATCATAATAGTCCAAAAAGTCTTCCCCAAACTGCTGCTTAATTTGTTTGCGTTTAAGCTTCTCAGAATTGTCAACTTGTAGTATCCCATGTCCTAGATATTCCTTAACACAGAAAAACATAAGATTGTAAAACTTGGACCACTCATCTTGGTCCCAATCATCAAAAAACTTATGGCCAAAATAGTCCAGTGGTGTATTCTTGCTATTAAAGAATGGCGCAAACTCAAGCACTCTCTGCCTTCTGCGGCTATGTTCTGAATTGTTGCTGATGGTATAATTAGTTGTGAATGCAATCTTTGGAGACTCGGCAAAGTTCAAGAACAGCTCATCCTGGTTCTTCTTCTCAATGGTGATACCTTCTGTGATAGTTGGATAATACTTCTCAAAGTCTACATTCTTTGGACAATCCTCAATAATTACTAGCTTGGTGCCTAGTGTCACACGTTGAAAAGCAAAGGTCTTATCTGGTCTAAAGTTCTTACCATCAATTCTTACTACAGGTATAAGCTTACCAATGGCTTGAAAGAATAGGCCCTTACCTGTTCCGCCACCTTTAGACTCATCATCAGTCTCTTCAGCAAGTATGGGAGCAAATGGCTTTGATGGATCCTTGTAAGAATGCAGGATATAACCGATAAGAGTCATTGCATACTGTACTCGTTGCAAATCATCTCCTGATATCTTCATCAAAAACTTAAAGAATACAGATGACTGCACATCAAAATCAGGGTTTATCTTGACATCTTTGTCAATAATCTGTGATTGCCAAATGTACTCCTCAATGCTGCCATAATTAATGGTGCCAATGCTATCTTTAGTGATAGTGATGATATTATTCTTAAATGGGAAGTAGCACATTTCTTGCTTGTCATGCAATATATTAACCTCAGCCTTGTCAATGTACTCAAAAAATGAATCAGTGAACAGGCTATTGGTCTGCTTCATTATTGCCTCCATTACATCAAGATGACCATGCTTAACAAGCTCTTGCTTTACATACTTTTTAATGTCCTCAGCATAAACCTCAGATATTTTCTTATTATCAGTGTGTACGAGCCTATATGCGCCACTATTAGCGTTGTGGAAGTATAACTGTACATAATTATCATGCAGCCACTCCTGAAGCTTATAACGAGATATTACAATGCCTCTTTGTGTAGTGTTCCAAAACCATCCATCTTCACTTTTCGTCCCATATATCTCAGATAATTGTCTGCAAGCTTTTTTATAGTCACCATTACACTCCAGGTGAGTATAGACAGCAAATGGGTTATATCCTTTGTTCTGAAATGATGTTGATGTGGTATGAGGGTAAAATATACGCTTGTCCTTAAAGATTACGGCAGATGTTACGCTTGATGTTTGACCTGGTCTAAGCATATAATATCTATCAGCATCTTCTCGAACCACTTTCCATCCATGCTTATCCATTAGCGCAATTAAATCACCACGCAGGTTGTAATCATCCCACACAGTGAGATTGCTGCCATTGGTTGGCATAACCGGTTGTTTAATTTGCTCAATAAGTTGAGTAAAACTTCTCGCTATACTGAGCAATAAATCTCTTTCATCAATCGTTATTATAGGAATGTCATTTTTGTCAACTGGTATGTAGCCTTCAGATGGCGGAGCAATGACATAACCTGCTTCACCACGAGTCTCAATAAGTACAAATTGCTTTGCATTAGGGTTGATGAATTTCTCATCATCTGTCGCTGGTCGTTCAGCAAGCTTCTGATTACCTTCAATTGTCTCGCATCTGTAATAGATGTGATAGCCATTAGACTTTGTACGTATAATCTTTAACTTTCCGTACAACTGCGGATTGGCATCCAATATCTTTGCCTCATACTCTTCCCATTTAATGCCATACTTGCAATCCACATCAATTACTTCAAGATTACCACTAACGGCACCGCATATGACAGCAATGCCTTTGGCTTTTGGTGTATTGAACATCTGCTCCAGTTCCTGATCAGTGGCAATGTTGGATTGGTACTTTTTCCATGCAAAGATGGATGTCTTACTGTTGTCAGTTGAGATTACCGATAAGCCTTTGTTTGCGTAGCTTTTCGCTGATTGTAATAAATTCATGTTGTAGTTCTTTGAGAGATTTAGTTATAAATACGAAGAATCCAGCTTCTGTCAGTTGTTTGTGTCGATACTTTTGTAATTCACTTACAATCCCATTCTCTGACTTGACTTCGATAAAGATAGTAACGCCTAGCTTGTGAATCTGTAAGTCTGGCCATCCGTTCTTGTTAGTCTGTATAATCTTGACTACTAGCCATCCTTCTTTCTCTAGCCAGTGGATAATTTGGGATTGGATTTGTGATTCACGCATCCACAATATTAAGAATTATTTTGTAAGTAGTCGCTCTTCACCTGGTATGAAGTTGGTACCGGTACCACCGACCTTATTAATGAACTCTATCTCAACTTTGGCAGAATTAATAATGACTTGTGACACTTCAGCAATGGCTTTGGCTCTATCCAAGTCCATTGGCTTTTCTTCATCTTGTAAAGCTTCAAGGGTAGCAAATAAATGGTTGCGGAGGTCTTCAATTTTGTTTCTCATTTAACGTAGTTTTTAGTTTGTTATTTAATTTAATTAGTTGCTGTAATTCAATAGGATATTTAGTGACTGTGTTTCGGAGCATATTCTCACGCTTTGTAATCATCTGCAAATTATCAATATTTAAGTTGTATTTATTCTTATCCTTAAATATAATTATGTTGCCTTTAGGTATTGGACCGTTATGCTGCTCCCAGACAAGCCTGTGCTTAAGAACGTATTTACCTTTACTTACTCTTATGTAGATGTAGCCATCCTTAGGATCTAATCTTTCGTGACCGTCATATTTCATATTATGCGGCTCATTGCCTTTCTTAAACATAGAGACCTTAACACGTTCATACAATTCTTTGGACATTTTTTGTCCTTTATTGTGTGATTTATGCCCAGCTTTAAATCTTGTCTTTGCGCCTAACACCATAAGCTTTACAGCCTCACGTTCAAGAGCAATCTTTATAAATTCAGGAGATTTCTTTAGACCGTAAACAGTTGCAGCTTGATATACTGCCCTAACTGATCTATCTAATTCTGTAGCAATTTCTGCGGTAAATTTGTTACAATAATTTTGCTTTAAATATTCTATTTCTTTAGTTGTCCAGTTTCTTCTCATCTTTCTTAAAATATGATAGTGTATAATTTTTTTTATTGCTTACAGCTTTATAAATCCTATCCTCAATGCCATCCTTAGCAAACACCCAGTGAACTTCTGCAGTTCTGTCTCTGTCCTTGCTTTGTAGCCTTGCTCGTACCTGGAAGTAAGTAATGGCAGAGAAGTCGATGTTAATGCAGATAAGAGCATCAGCACTGGATAGGTTAACGCCTTCACGACCACTCACAAATTGTGATACATAAATGAATGATATATCAGACTTATTGAACTCATCTGCATCGTTAGTGAGTAATAAACCATGCAAATTTGCGGCGATTTGTATCATTAATAACTCATTGCGAAATTTATAGTAAATGGCTATTTTGCGCCCCTTAAACTTGTCTAGCACCCATTTTACTTTTGTATCATCTAAAATCATCCCATCACTAATCTCTGTTCCAGCATCAAATAAGACAGTGCCAGAGTACAATTGATGTAATTTATTGAGTAGCTTAACCTCTGTGTCTGCCTCAATCACTTGACCATCTTTACCGGTTACCACTTTATCCTTTCTTAGCCTATCTGCAATAGCGTACACTTTATCAGACATTTTCACATGATGTACAGTCTCCTGTACAAGTTCAGTAAATCCAGCCTCTTCTTGTGTGTATGGGATGAATAGATGCTGAGTCATTTCTTCAATCTTTACCTGATGAGCATTGCTATAGTCGTTTATTTTCCGATTAAAGATATATTTCTCAGCAACTGTCACATAATTCTTTGCCCATAGATAAAAAGTACGCTCTTCAAATGGCGAGTAGCTACTCACCCAAAATTGATGGAATAATTGCGAGTAAGACTCAGGAGATGGTGTCCCTGATAAAAATATTATCGGAAGCTTACAGCAAAGGCTTTTTAACTGTGCAGTTCTGAGTGATGGCTGTGGGAACTGCCCCAAGCTATGAGCCTCATCAATAATAAATAGCTGCGGCCTTAAATCCTTAATCTTGTGCAATGACTCAAAGTTGACAATAAATAGCTTAAAATCATTAGCATAATTCTGCAGATAATCTTGTTCAACAGAAGACATGGCCTTCTTTTTTGTCACAAATATTACAATTTTTGCCCCATACTTCTTTACAGTCTCGAAGGCTGTGATGGTCTTACCAGTTCGCACTTGCATATTCAGATAGGCAATTTTGTGCTGTTTTAGCAACTCACAGGCTGCATTTGAAATGTCGGTTTGGTATTGTCTTAGCTCCATAATTCTAATTGTTTTAAAACTTCTGATTGTGGTTTATTTTCTGCTCTTACTCTTACTTCTTTTTGCATAATTGACTTTACTTCATCTATTAGTTTTTCATCACTAATTTTATTAGCATAAAGCAAAGCACATTCGCAAGCTTCTTCCCAAGTAATTGAGCCAATAGTAAAAAACTCGGATATTATTTTAGTAGTGTTTTTCATTTATCTATTTTTTATTATTTATATCTGATTTGTCAGTTTGATACTTTTCATGATAATACAATCTGCCATGCTTGATATAATAGCCATTGGCTGTGTCTTGTTGCCCAGCTTCAAATGCATCAATGATTTGCTGCTTTTCAAGTTTTTGAGCATCATTAAGCATCTTTAATTGTGTGTGTGGTTGACCGTCATCTTCTATCCAGTTGATGAGGTCAAGTGATTTGATAAGATAATCTACTGCGGTCATTGTTATTTATGGTTTTTGTGGAAAATACTTTTTGAATCCATCCATTCTTGTCTTTATTGCCTCAGGATAGCCATCTGTAATGATATAATCAGCATCTCCTAATAATTCTATCTGTTTGCTGTTTGCATACCGAAAAGTGACCTTAAAATTAAATATAGTTCCCTTACTTATGCATCCTAAATTATTTATCGAACCCTCAACACGAGAAGCCTTATAGCTGTCATATTTCTCGAACAAATATCTCGCAGCAAGTATCTTATATCTAAATACAGCCACCAATTCTTTTTTCTCTGTATTATACAAAGCAATCGGCCTATAGCCTAAGTTTAATTTCATT